GATTAAAGCCGCTCTACGAATACCACCTGATAATACTGCGTCTGCAATGTAGCAGATCATATCGTGACACTCTAACGGAGATAGCTTCTCGCCGCTTTCTTTACGATCCAAAATCTTTTGAATTTGGAACAAACACTCTTTTAATGGTTCTGGTCCTGGCGCTTTACCGCCGGCTGTGATTAACATTGCGCCCTTTGGTCTAACGTCCCTAAAATCGAATCTAGGTCTTGAACCACCTACTAAGTAAGACTTCATTAAAATCTTTACTGCGTCTGCCCAACCTTCTATAGAATCTCCAACTAAGAATCGCTTTTCTTTTGTTGGCTTTGTGATTTCTGGTAACTCGTCAATATGATGCTTTTGCACTGAGTATCCAACTCCGCAACCTCCTAACAAAAGGAACATTACTTCACTGAACACCCTCCAATCGTTAACAGGAGCAAAAGAGCAGTTAAATATACGAGCATTATTAATTTCAATGGGCTTACCTGCAAACTGCATCGAACGCATCGAAGGAAGAATTTTTTTATCATACACTAATTTATAAGCCTGTTCAATTTCTTTAGACAACTGCGGGAACTTTTTCTGATGCATCTCTTTGTTTCTAGTAACTATCTCTTTCCACGTTTCTCTTCTTTCAAATTGTGGTAAGTACTTTGCGTACTTGTTATACACCGTGATGTCAGATAGAATCTCCTGCGTAATGTCCATTTCGCTTGTTTTTTTTATGTTTTATTAAATAATTAAGCCTAGTTTAGCCTTTGAGCATAGCTTTATACTTTAGACTTAAGTCGTAACCTTTATAGTAAAGTAGTGAGACTACAAAAAATCCAGATTATTTGCCTGGTACTCTAGTTGTACCGCTTGTATCTGGAGTAAGCGCTGATTTAATTCGGCCTATCTTTTTGATTCTATCGGTAGTAAGTCTATCATATTGGCTATCGCCAACAGAGTTTAACTGAGATATACCGTCGTTGTACTTGATAGGGTCCGCAGTAACTCGGAAGTTATCTCCCTTGTTCGCGCTTTTAAATAAATTGATCAAAAAGTTCATAGGATGCGTTTTGTATCAATAAATATGACCTTTTTGAGATAAATTTATAGCTTCATTTCAAAGAATTTCTTAGAAAGGTAGTTTTTCTCATCAGAGCTAAATCCAGATCCGTTGAATGCAGGTTTTTGCCCAGTATCAAATGTCAAATCGTCTTCGCTTATTTCGTCTTTGTTAATCTCAATCCTTCCACAATTGGTGTTTACCTTTGCAGCGTAGGTCATACCGTCTGCCCCGTACCTATTTTTCATTACGTGCATTCTGCCGGTACCGTTTACCTTGTCCTGTCTTTTTCTTGACAACGACATCGCAAAGTCGGCAATCATCATCTTGTTGTAAGATCCTGCGGCCTTGTCGCCTTCGATTACGTCGTCCTTAGCTCCCATTCTATTTACTTGCGATACTGTCCAAACTGGCACTTTTAATTCTCTTGCCATACCTTTGACTGCAGTGTATACATCGTCTATAGCGTCCTTTGGATCTACAGATCTTGTTTTGCTCTTTAACAAATCAACGTAATCTATAATGACTAAATCTGGAGGATGCCCTAAATCTCTACACTTTTGAATGTGATTCTCTATCGTGTTAGGAGTAGTTTTTCCCATTGGAAACTCCTTGATAATTAATTTGCCCTTTAGCTTGTCGATCTCTTGTTGAACTTTGTCTCTGTTTAAGTGAACCTGTTGAACGTCTACTCCGGTAAACAAGGCATCGTATCTTTTACCAATATAGTCTTCAGAAAGTTCTAGCGTATAGTGGTTAACTGTGTAACCTAATTGTACTGCTACAGCGCCTAGGTTTACCAACAACCACGATTTACCTCCACCAGGATTTCCGAATATAATGCCTAGATCTCCTACGCCCAAACCGCCCATAAGCAATTCGTTTAGGTTTGCCCACGGAGTTGCGATAGGAGAACGCTGTTCGGTTCTGTATCGAGTTTCCATGTCCTTCTCGTATTCGTGTCCTATTCTTTTGTCTTGACCAGCTTTTAACGCTGTATCGATCATTGATCTGATCTGATCGAATTCACCCTTTTCCAAAAGACCAACCGAATTCATGATCGCGTTCTTCATCTGTTGATTCTTGCAGAAATTAGAAAATTCGCTCTCTACGTATTCCCTGTCTTCGTCTGTAGCTTTCAACGAATCCTTTAGTTGTTCTACTACGCTTACCTTTAATACGTCGTTGTCGATCTTCTTAACTTCGACCTGTAAAGATTCCATAGAAGGCGTTGTGTGATACTTGTAATAGTACCTTAATATCTCTTGTACAATCCACTTGTGTGCTGGATTATCGAACATCTCTACGTCCAAAATGTCGTTTATATTTTGTAAGAATTCTTTATCTTTTAATAAGCTCGATAAAACCTTAATTTGAAAACCTACTCCGTACTGCTGTAACTGATTTAAAACTGCCATAACTTATTTATATTTTGATAACTGGTGAAAATGATTGTGTAACCACGACTGGAGATTTGCTATCGAATTTCCTAGGTCGTCTTCGTGATAAATTTCCATAAATTCCTTTGATCTATAAGTCTTGTTAGGACTCGCCAACATTTCTTGTATTTCTACAATGGAATCTTCTGGTATGTTGGGATTTGTTAGATCCATTAACTTTTCGTTTATCTTTAATTGATGCTCAAAATTTCTAATACTCATGAATGCTTTTCCGTCTCCGTCTTTTGCTTTTTGTAAAACTTCTGTTAAAGTCATTTTATTGTAGCTCGATAATTCCGGATAAAGTTTTGTTATCGTCTTTGGTCCGATGCCTTTAATTCCAGGAACATTATCTCCAGAATCTCCGGTTAAAACTTTGTAATTCAAAAAGTTTTCGCTGCTAACTCCGTATTCATCCAAGACTTTTTTAGGAGTGTAGAAGATTTTTTTCGTAGGAGAATATACAGTTATCCTTTCAGATACGAGCTGTAAATAATCTCGGTCTGAAGACATTATTGTAAAATCTGTGTCCATCTGTTGAGTGATGTAACCGATAACATCGTCTGCTTCTATTTTGTCTATCGAAATTAAATCTACTGGCAAGCACTTCAAATAATCTATCAATCTAACCAACTGATTCGTGATTGCTTCTGATTCTTGTTCCTGATTCTCAAAAGCATCCCAGTTAGTGACCCTGCGTATACCTCTGTTAGCTTTATACTCTGGATAGATATATCGTTTATTCGTTGATGAACCCTTGCCATCGAACGCCAGAATCACTCTGGTAGGTCGAATCAAGTTGATGGCAAAACCAAGCGACCTTAAGTAACCTGTTAATCCACCAACGTGATTCAAACTTTTATTAAAATGTTGTATAACCGTAAACGCTCTTAAGAAAGTATTTAGTGAATCGATAATTAAAATTCTATCGTTTACCTTTAGATCCTCTTTGGTCTCTTCTGCTACTGCTTCCTTTCCAAGCGATTCGAATATCTTCTGGTACTCTTTATTCATGCTCTGAACTATCAAATAAATCTTTAATGTCTTCGTCGGCCTCTTCAACTACATCGAAATCTTTTGAACCCAATGTTTTTAGCCACTGATGAGAATACTGTTTCTTGTAATTGTCCAATGCTTTCTTATCGTCGTCAATAAATCCGTGTACTGTCATAATAACCTTGTTCAAAGCAGTAACTCCGGTAACGTGGTTCTTATCGCAAGAGATTTTTGTTCTCTTTGCAAACTCAACCTCTTTACCATTTTTAGTGGCTTTGATCTTGTTTGTGCCTGCGTTGGTAACGTTTCCGAAAGTGATAATAAGAGAAGCGTCAAAGAACATTGTGTCTCCACCTTTATTCTTCATCTTTGGTTGACTCATAATAGTTTCAGGCTTTGCGACCCAAACTTTATTGATAGCAACGAATGAGTTTGTATAAGGTTGACTCTCTTTTCTTGATAACGCAATCTTCTGATTAACGAACTGTCCGAACTGTTGCGACATAGCACCCGCGTTCCACTCGTTATTGTTCTTGTTTGACTCTATCGATAGTCGGCATGGGACGGAGCCCACAGAGTCCCAAAAGAAACAGATATCGTAAGGCAAGTTGCCAGCCTTCTGCTCGTCCAAAATATCCAAGATAAATGCTGATACGTCTTCGATACAATTCATCTTTTCTCTATCAACGAATAAAAAGAATCCTTTGTAATCGCATACTACGCCGTCTTCGTCTGCGACCTCTTCGAATTTGAATCCCATTTCTTTTGCGTGTTCCCAACTCCATTTCATCTCTGTAATAATGAAGACCGGTAGAATGCCCATCTTTTGAGCGTTTACTGCTGCTTCCAATAAAGCGGTTGTTTTACCAGTATCGGAGTGACCTCTCAATAAAGTAATGTGCCCCTTTGGAATACCTGGAATTTGTAATGCGTCTTGAAACGATTTTGATAAAGGAATCCACGTTTGATCTTTGAATTTTATAGACGTAGAAGATAAATTCTTTGACTTCTTAAAGTTGTCCAAGTTGAATTCTGTCTTGATAGCTTTTGATATGGAGCTATTCAACCCTTCTTTAGCCTTTGCCATTTGTGCGGTTTAAAAAGCCCTCGTTTTTAGGTGAGGGCTTATATGAATTTAGAAGTTAAAAAGGTCATCGATTTTGCTATCGATCTCTGTCTTACTTGTGTTCAAAGTAAAAGCCTGTTTAGGAGCTTCTTCTATTTTTTCCCAAGGTAAGTCGCCTGTTTCAGCAGTTTTCTCAACTACTGTGTCAGCGTTTTGCTTGATCTCTTCTTCAGGATTTAAGTGAGCCAATAAAGCTGCTTTCATCTCTTCGTAAGACCAACGCTTGAATAACGTATCTGGCTCTGGTTGAGTTGTTAACCATAACTTTACTTTGTCGCCGTCTTCTGATAACGCAGTAACTTTTGTTCTAACTCTTACGGTGCTAGTGTTGTACATTAATCCAGTGGTTTCTTTACCAGCTGTGTCGACTGTAATGTCGTGACCTTGAATAGGATCTGTAAAATCACCTACGTCTTCGTCTTCTAAGATTGCCAACAAATCCATGTAGACTTGCTTGCCGAATTCCCATAGCCTTACGCCTTTCTCTTCTTCGCCTCTTACGATGACTGGAACGAATACACGTAATTTTGGTTCTAACTTCTTAGCAGTTTGCCAATTGTCTCTTTCGTTAGACTTACGTAAGCCTTGTGCGAATTCAACGATTGGATCTTTTTCGCCGAAAGAAGTCGGAGAAATCATCGTCTTGTTGTTGATGCCGTAGTGAAAAAATAATTCCTTGAATGGGTTCGATTTGTTGTACGTAGAAGGTACAATACGAACTAAGTGTTTACCTACAGTAGGTTTCCAGATTGTTAAACTGAAATCCTTTTTCTGTCCGCCTCTTGGATTTTGTAGGGAAGCGAGCCTAGACTTTAATTGGGAAATGTCCATAACTGTTGTTTAATAATTTATTATATAGCTAATATACTAAATAAATTCGAAAGAAAAAAATTTATTTTTCAGTGAGAGCTATACGGCAACTATCTTGTGGATAGAGGTATTTAGCTTTCTTAGATCTTCGCCTTGGGTCAATAGGATAGAGTTCCTATAGTCAGGCCAGTTCACCATAAACTTGCTGTCCAATACTCCGTTGTTCAAAGTTTTGATTAGGGTATTAAGGGCGTTAATGGTGTATAGTGTGTTTGAGTCCTTTTTTCTGTGCAATAAAATAGTATTCGGTAGGATCTTAGTGTTAGGGCCTTCTATCTCGATGTTATATGTGCACATGTACTCGTCAGACTCTGGGGAAGCCAGTACGAATATCTTATTGTAAAGTATCTTGTATTCTTTATTTATTTCTTGCAACCTTTCGTCTAATAACTCTTTTTTAGCGAATGTGCAAAACAGCTTGTTCATAAGCGATTCTGGTGTTAATTCTAATGTGTTTGTTTCTGTCATAACCTTGTTTAATAAATATTTGTAATTAGTTTAGAATGCATAGCTTGTTCCATGTTTGTGTTTTACCTTCATTTCGCCTGTTTCCAATATGGTTTTGATCTCCTGTAGTGTCTTTTTCCCGTCCTTTTTGCTGAAATCAAATAGAAACGAGTCGTAAGTGATCAGAATTAGCTTGGTCTTGGCGCTTGAGGTTTTAAGATAGGTCTGAATCTCTTGTATCTTATAAATATTTTCGCTTGTCTCTAGGTTTTGCACCACGTAGTTAAACAGCTTGTACTTGGTCATGGAATCGTCCTTCTTGATTATTCTGCCCGTTGGGAGTTTGTAGCCCTGTTTATTGTATTGTTTCCACATCTCGTCTATATAAGAACCCATCTGCGCGAAGAAGTCTATGTGTTTGTACTTTTTATCCACTCCACCGTAAAGCTGTTTGAACGTAATTGTTT